ATATATTTCCAATGATTTCTTTTTACCTTTTACTTTTATCGGTTTTAACAATTTTAACTTAAATTTAGAATTTTGTTTAGTATTTAGACCTATAATTAAATCTTTACCAACTTCCTTAGTAGAGCTTTCAAACCTTGCTGCGGTGTTAACTGCGTCGCCTATAGCTGTGTAATCAAATCTAGAATCACTTCCCATGTTACCTATAATAGCCTCACCTGAATTTATTCCTATACCTATAACTACACTAGGTAATCCTTCATTGTTCAATTCTTTATTTAACTGTATCATGTTATTTTGTATTTCAAGAGCACAATCTATTGCTCTATCTTCATGGTTAGGTAAGTCTATAGGTGCATTAAAAATAGCCATCATCGCGTCACCAATATATTTATCTACCATCCCGTCGTATTTTTGCACAGCACTCTGTTGTGCTGTAAGTGCTTTATTCATAATATATGTAACCTGTTCAGGTTCTACACTTTCACTTAAAGAAGTAAAACCCCTAACATCAGTGAATAAGAAAGTAGCATATCTTTTTTCCCCACCTAATTTTAATAACTCAGGATTTTTTTGTAGTTTTTTAACTTGTCTAGGGTCAAGGTAGTGTTCAAACTGTTTTTTAATTTGTAGTCTAAGTTTAAATTGTTCTCTAAACCTAAAATAAAAAGCTATTGAACCAGTTATAAACTCAGATATCAAAGTCCATGTTACATCTATTAATATACCAGTGTTTATTAGATAATAACCAACTCCGCCAGTACCTAACATAATTAAAGAAACTAAAAATATTCCGCTACTAATACCTAAAAGATGTAGTGAAAACCAAACAGCTAATAAACCTACGGTAAATATTAATAACTCTAATGCTAATGACCAATCAGGTATATAAGGACTATCTTGTATTAAAATTGATTCAGCTAATGCTGCTTGAATTTTATGTGGCTCTAGTAAACCAACGGGAGTAGCTATTTGTGGCATTACCCCATTAGCAGTAACACCTACAAAAACAAATTTACCGTTTACTTCCATTTCTTGTAAATTAGTTTGTGGTGTATCTACCCAACTAATCCACTTACGACCTAGACTGTCTGTTTTTACAGGAGGAATACCTCGTATAGCAATTTCTTGAATTCCGTTTTCATTAGTTGTGATAATATAAGTTTTAACATCAAATAATGCTTTATATATTTGAGTTCCGAAAGAAGCTAACCAACCTTCAGGTGTTTTAAATAACAGGGGAATTTTCCTTACTAATTGGTCAACTTCAACGGGAGCTGTGGCTACACCTTGTAATATGTCGTCATACATATAAAAATTTTCTTTTACACCACTAACAGGTAAACCACCAGTTTTTTCACCTTTTATAACTGTTCCTGTAGTTTTAGGGTAATAATTGTTATCGGTTTCAAATATGGCTAGTACACTAGGAGCGTAACCTAAAGAACTGGAAAAATCTTCATCTCCTTGTAATCTATCTGGTTGTGGAAAACTTATAACCCACCCCACCCCTAATGCTCCTTTACCGATAAGTTCTATTTGTATATCAGCTAACCTTTTCCTTGGTAATGGATAACCTCCTTCACGTTCTATGTCTTCTTCAGTTATGTTTAAAATAGTAAAATTACCACTAGGTTCTTTTTGTTTTATAACTGTGTCAAAAGTTTTTAGTTTCAATATTTCTGTAGGTGTACTTTGAAATAATAACGGTAACATAAGTACAACAAATATTGGTAGTATAAACTTTTTCATTATCCGCCTTGTGTAATAGTGATTGTACTATCACTACCTCCGTTGATTTTTACCACATTACTTACTCCGTCTTGTATAAAAATAACTGTGTAAGAATCACTACCGTTCACGTCTAAACGTACATACTCATTAACATTTCTTCGTAAACTAACTACGTTGCCTGTTATCAAAGTTGTGATTTGTGTATCTGGATCTTTACCTAATGAAGTGCCTGTTATTTGTGTACTCATAGCTTGAGCTAGTGCGTCTTCTTCTTCCGTTATCGCTAACGCATCTAAAACATTAAGTAAATCTTCAAGGTAGTTTACATCTAAAAAGTTAATATCAAGTTCTGTAAATTCAAGTTCATCTTCACCTAAGTAATCAACATCTAAGTAATCAACATCAAGCTCGTTAAAATCTAATATACTTTCCTGTTTACTAGAAACATCTTCTTCGTATGTAATCTTTTCTTTTTTAGGGGGTGTAACTATTAACATGTTGTCTATAACATCTAAAGTTAGATCTAAAATAACTGGTTTACTAGGTTTAGATTCAAAAACATTTACTGTAGTGGCTTGGAATGGTTTATTTAGCAAAACAGTACCCATAGCAGTAACTACTTCTATTTCACCACTAGATAAACCTGACGCGTCTGGTAATAGTATTATAAGACTACGCCCTAGTTCATCAACAGTAGCTGTAAAGTCTGTGCCTCTTATAGCTATATTGGCTGTAGGAGTTTTTAGTTTTATATTTTGCTTATCTATACGGTTTAAATTACCAGTTATAAACCTAGCCGTACCTAAACCAAAAGTAAGAGCCATTTTGGATTTAGAAGGGTCAGGGTCATAAATGTATTCATCTATTAAGAGTTGTGAGTGTTCAGTTAGTTTTACTGTTGAATCATCTAAAAAAGTAATAGCCATTCTACCGTCGGTAGTTATAGCTTCGTCATTACTTTGTATAGCAAGTTTTAGAATAGCGTCTAGTGGTTCTTCTCTTACTATTTGTGCTGAACCATTTAGTTCAGAAATGTCCCCAATATCAGCAGCCTGTGCTAGTACCTTGGTCGTTTTGAATGACACAAACAGTAGAACTAGCGTTACCGCCAATTGATATAATTTTAAGCCAGTCATTATCTTGGGTACTCAGTTGTTGAATATTAAATGTTCTTTGTCCACCAGTATGGTCTAACCAAAAATATCCACCTGCTGAAGCATTAACACCAGTACCTGTATAAGTAACTGTATTGTCAGAACCATCTATATCCATATAGTTAGTAGCACCATCAATATTAATATTAGATGTTACTGTGTTATTAGAACCTTGAATAATCCAATCTAAATCAAGAGATGCTGCTATTGCTGTTGTACCTTGATTTAACGTAAACGTATTACCGCTACCAGTAACAGCTACGTTTTGATTAGAACCATCTGAACTATAAGTGTTTGTTGGGTCTACTTGAATAGTAAATGTATTGGTTCCACCAGTAAAGTTATACAGACCTGTAAAGTTATCTGCGAAGATATCTCCTAGAAACTTGTTAGTAGCACCAATCATATTAATATCAAGTGTCATACTAGTACCATCTAAATCAAAAGCATTTACACTGCCTGCTGTAGAGTTTAATCCACCTATGATATTAGATATACCTAATTGTTCTAAGTCTATATTAGCCCCAGTACCAGACTGGTCTACATAAATTTCGTTATCTGCGGAGTATATTGGAAGAAAAACAACACACAATAACATGTATAAATAATTTTTCATTTATATATTCTACCCGTTAGTCTCTAAATTGTAAAGCCAATACTTTTTTTCGTACCCTTGATTTATGATTTCTAATACACCACCTTCTATGGCTTTCATTAAAGCAATAGTAGAAGACTCGTTACGTGCGTTACCTAATTCAATTTCTATTAATTCTGTACCTGCTTCTATAAACCTAAAAGCGTCATTAGATTTACCATAACTAAATATAGTTTTTTGACTTAAAACTTCTAAAAGAACTTCGCCCGTGGCTACTGAAACCATCCTAAGACTTACGGTGATATTGTCTTCTCTATATTGAACGCTGTTGCCGATCCCTAAGTACCGAGCCCCTACACCTCCAGACTCTAGGTTAGCTTCGTAAGATATAACAGCTCCTTCAATTAGAATACCTGCGAACAATAATGGTGCTAATTGTTTTTTCTTTTCTTCATCACTAGCAAACTGTTCCCTAGCTGACCTTATAAGTTGTCTTTCTTTAGTTAAGTTATCCAACCCTACCCTTTCAACTACTCTAAAAAACTGCCCGTCTCCTGCGTGTTTTAAGGCTCTTATAAGTAGTGCGTTTGGTTGTTGAGTTATGGCTGTACTAAATAAAGCAAACTCACTATTACTTTTACGCTGACCTGTTTGATCAGTGAATGCAGTAGGATACACAGCTACAACTGGGCTTACTTTAGGAACTTCTACGTTACGTAATACAGGAGATTGAAGATCTTGTATTGTTACTACGTTGTGTGCTTTAAATCTTTGTTCGTATGTATCTTCAAACTGATCAAAGATAGAACAACTAGAAAGTAAAAGTACCGATAGGTATTGTAATTTCAGTAACTGTGCCATCTGCTTCTGTTATTTTAAGGGTTAATGTTACGCCATCGCTAGTGTATTCAATGATGTTTCCTTCTAGTTCTATTATACCTGAATCAGAAGGAGTTTCACCAAAAAGGTTATTTACTAATTGCCTTGAGAGTTCAGCGTAGACTCTACTTTCTAAGTTCCTCATAAACCTAGCTAAAGTTGAGTTTTCTTTTTCTCTTTCTATTTCATCTTGTAAAGCTTTTATTTCTTCTTTGATAGTTAGCTTACGGCTAAACTCTTGGTTTTCTATAGTAAGATAATGTGAGCTAGTACCCATACCATTAAAACTAGGTGATTTAAATTTATGAACTATTTGGTCTGCTTTAGTGTTTTGACTTAAAATACCTAAAACAAGAATAATACCTATAACTACTACCCATTCTATTATTTTTTGTACTTCAGCTTCGTGTGCTCTTCTTTTTAATTCTACTTTAGAAGGTCTACCTCTTTTTCTTTTAATCTTTTCTTTGGTCATCTCTA